GTAATAACCAGCATTGGGTCACATCCATACAGTACAGCAGTTACCAGTTTTATTAACAACTCAATTAATGGAATTACAGGAACTTATAAAATTCGCATTTCAAATAATGCTGCTGCAAGTATAATCGCAAAATCGAAAAGTAACACTTTGCAAAACCAAATGTGAGAAATATTTCCCGCACACAATGGTTTTGCAAAGCTATTTAAATTAGGTTTAAAGAGTGTTTAAACGTACTTGTAAATCATCATATCAGTGTACGAAGTGTTATAAGTTGGTGAAACACTCATGGTTTGAGTAACAGCGCCATTGAAGGGATTCTTTCCGCCAGTATTAGTTTCAATCCACTCACATAGCTCAACTATATTGCTTTTATTGCTGGTGAAGTAAACATAAGAATTATCATACAAGCAAAGCATTACATCAAGGTAATCCTTCAGGCGCCAGTAGTTTTCGTAGGAGCTGCAATCAGTTGATAAATATGGAGGATCAATAAGAAATACAACGCCCGGCTGATCTTTGAATGCGCTATAAACATTACGATAATCATCCTTTACAATCTCAACGCCTGACAAGTAGCCCTCCGCATTATAATCACTCATTTTGACCTTATTATAAAATGTTGACTTACTCAAATCATCAAATGATTTAACATACTGCATAGCAAACAGCAATGAGGATGAAAGTGTAATATAGTCAACAAAGCCGTCTCTTGTTTTATTCGCCTCAGGACGCGTTCTCGCTGGCTATCGCTTAGCTTTGCATCAGGATTAATGCCTTTGTTCAATTCGCGAAGATCGGACAGCAAAACGTTTGTTTTTGGGATGTTTCCAAGCCTCTGACTGAAGTTATCATAATCATTGAAAATTACGCGGGCATCAGGATGTATTGACTTGGCAACATGACTCAATAATCCACTACCACCGAACAAATCAACATAAACCCGACCAGGGCGCATTTTTATTACTTCGATGAATTGTTTTACAAATCTTCTTTTTTGCCCCTGGAAAGGCAGTGGGGCACTGCTGTAGTTCTTTGTTTTCATGAGTTGTTTTTTTTATTTAGTTTTGCATTGTCCAAAAATTAAAAGGTGCAGTAACACCAGTAAGGCTTTATAGGCCTTTGCCGTGGTGTTACTGCACCTTTATTTTGTTGGCCCTGGACAGGCCGCAAAGAGGCAGAGGCCTCTTTTTTTTATGTGAACTTAAAGGACTCCCCGTCCTTTTCAATAACCGTTAAAAACGGAAGGTCTGCTTTGTCTATTTGAGTAATCATTTTTATAAGGTTTACAGAACCCGTAAAAACAATATACTTTACGTTCTCAAGCTCAATGTGTAGGTCAAGCCTCTGCTGGCTTTGTTTGAACTTGCTATCTACCATGCGGTAGTTCAGAACCTTTATTTCACGGTTGAGAATCTTAAATATTTTAATCTTCTCGCCGTCAAACGTCTTTTCCGGCGCCGTGACGTTGAAGTCGGAAAATCTTTTCATTAGAGTTCGATTGTGACTTCCGGATCGGCGGCAAGCAGAGCCTGATGCTGCTCAAGCAAATAACTCACCCAAACCGTTACATGTGTATCGGAGCTTGCAAATATTGCCTTCTTTTTCATGAGCAAATCAGCAAGCCCGGCGTAGATACCTCCCGCAAGTACCTTTACAATTGGCAGCGTGATTTTGATCTTCCCGGTTGCTGAATACAGCGCGTCAACCTCGGCCTTTAAAAGTAAAGCTGGCGATGTTGCAACAAGCTTGCAAAGCTCCCTGTAGCGCTGATAGTCAACATAAGCCTGAACGTCTTTATCAGCGTTAAAGTTATTGATCAGTGCCAGTTCCTGAGCGGTTGAATACTTATCGGCAATCATCGAGGTTACAAGAAGGTTGTAAGTAGGCTCGCCGTTTACGAGCACAGACTCGTAATAATAGTCTGGCTGGCCGTTTTCATCGGTAAGGCTTTCCAGGCTGTGGTTAAAGTGATATTGGCCGTTGCCAAGGTCAAGAAGCCTGGGCGGCAGATGTTTCGCGTTTGTTCTCATTGAGAAGTTTTTTAAGAAGGTTTTTTGAATTGCAATGCAAAGGGTTTCGTACAGATTTGTAATTCGTTTCATAGTTTTGCTTCTGTTAAGCCGCTATACTTCGCCGTGTGGCTACCATAAAGCGGTTTAAATTTGTCATTTTTTGCCAAGAGGCAGGGTTTATGTTGGCGGAAAATTCATAGCATGGCTGAGACCCGATGTTCGCATTCGTATTCGCCGGAACGTTATTCGTATTCAGGTAAAAGAGGCCCGCATTCGCGCCATTATTCGCATTCGCAGACACCAGAGACCCACACCAACATACAACCTTAATCAAAGAACTAAAATCGCCCCGTGCTCCGTTTTCCGGCCTCCGGCGGTTCGCGCTGCGCGGGCAGTGTTACGGAATGAAGCAAGGCCGAGACCCGATGAGCGCAGCCGCATCCGCCGGAACGCGATACGTACTCAGGCAAAAGAGGCCCGCAGCCGCGCCAACAATCGCAGCCGCAGACACCAGAGACCCACGGATGCTACTACCTGACGCGGGAATAGATGTATAGAAATAATCTGAGTAGCGCGTAGTTGAGCTGCCGCCAGTAGCTTCGGTTGGAATTGTAAGCCCCTCATCCAATAAGCACCTGGTTATATAACCTTCGTTTCGTGAAAGCAAGCCAACCTGCCTGTAATTTGTGAGTATATCGGCATAATTTGCGGGATTATCACAAATAAATATTCGAGACTGGGCCCCGGCGTCATTGGCCTGTATATTGTAAAGAATTCCGTCTTCCCACTCCCAAATGTGACCATAAGGCTGCTCTACTCCCCGGTAGGATGGAACCGGGACTGTGATATCGCCGCCCGTAAAGCCTGCTACCACATAGTTAACAAAACCTGACTTATTGCCAAGGCTGACAGTACGGCCACACGGGACAAATGGGTAGTATCCTGAAAAGGTATTCCAGTTTGTGCTGTTGACGGCTGTTACGCCATCTCCAAGCCCGCCCTGCTTATACCCCTGTGCAGTCAATGCCTCATTGTAAGATGCCTGCACATGCCTGTTTGCGTATTCAACCATATAAAGCATGTTCATTTTTGCGCGCGAAAGGTATGATCTTGCAGACCATTTTGCCCCGTTATTGCGCGCAAAAGCGCGGAAGTTTGTAAGGCTGATTACCGTGGCCGGTTTGCCAAGCAGGCTATTTGACTGAGCGTCCCATGCAGCGTTATTGTTGCCCCCACGGAAGTCAGCAGTTGCGTTAATTACGCTCATGAGCTGAGAGGTTGAGCGCTTAACTGCACCCTCAAATGCGCCCAGGTACATTTTTCCCGAAAGGGAAAATCCGGCAATTGGGTATTTTGATATTTTGATGCGCCTTGTATTGCCGTCAGCCTCAACCGTATAATAAAACTCTGGCATTTCAACCATCACCTGGCCATCTGTGCCATCAAGAACTGCGGCGGCGCCATCTGCTTTAAGCAATGAGTTTGATGGGTTGAGGTAATACTGAACCACGCCGGATGCGCTCAAAATGCATCTCTGCATTTTACTCTGAATTGGAAGCGAGGCATGAAGCCCGAGCCTGCCAATGCGAGTCATTGTTGACGCGCTGGCGGTTTGATCAAACTCAACACCGTACCACTCATTTTCAAAGGAGCTTGAACCAAGTGTAACGCTGCGCGAGACTCCCCTCGCGCAGCTGATTGCCATTTCTTTCAACATATTATGCCTCCGCTTCGGTGGTTAATTTTTGATCGTCGCCGTTGGTAGTTCCTACCGAGTTGGTTGCAACTACACGCCAGTGATATGTTGTTTCAGGTTCCAGATCGATAATGTCAGCTGATATATCAACAGGATCAACTGCTGCATCTATCGGGCTTTCTTCAGCTGCTACAGAGCTTCCGTAAGCAGTTGTTAATCCGTACTCAATGGTTACAGTTGTATCGTGTCCATTTGTATCAACTGATGCACTGATGGCTGCGCTGTCTGATGCCTCAACCACGGCCTCATCGTCAATTGTTGGAGCTAAAGGTGTTACAGTTGTAAATGTAAATTCATCACTGTAACTTGTACCGGCTGAGCTAATCATCTTAACCCGCGCATTGTACTCAGTGCCTGGTGTAAGCCCTGTAACGGTTTTTTGCCTGGTTGCAGCTGAGCCGATGGGTACATCTGTAGCGGATGCGCTATTGTTAAAAGCATTTCCAATACCATACTCAAAAATTACATTTGTAAGCGATCCGCGAGGGTTTACGCTTGCCGACAATGTTGCGCTGATCTCGGTAAGTGCCGATGATGCAAGGGTTGATGCCGTTGGCAATATTACTCCTTCAGGCAGGTTGATTTTAACAAACAAGTAAGGACAAACCACATCTTTAAGCATGATGCCTGCACGGCGGGTTGTTTTGTCAACTGTGAGCGTTATTGCTTCCTGAGCTGAGTCGAGCAATGTAATCATTTTAGCAGTTTGATCAGTATTGCCCCAGCCGAAAGTAATAGGCAAATCAATGTCAATTCCTTCAAATGATTCAATGATTATGCTTTTTGCAAAATCGCTTGAAAAGCCTATTGTGTAAATCGCTGGCAAGGTTTTGCCTCTGTTGATCTGGATTGTGTTTTTCATTGTGTTTGTCGTTTTATGTTGTTTTGTTGACGTTTTTAAAAAAAAGGTCAGGCATTTGTTGATTTAAACCGCTAAGGCTATCACTAATCAGCTGAGGTGTTTCATGCCACAAAGGCATTATACTCACTCCACGTAAATACCCGACCAATATTGTCATCTGAATATAATTTGATTTGACTTGTAGCGCAAGTTAAAAGCGTTAAGCACAACGCCCCAGGCATCATATATCTTATGCAACCTCAGATAAACAGGGTCACTAAGGTCACCAATCAACTTCATACCCTCAATTGATGGATGATCAATTACTATAGCCAGACGGAAACCAATTGATAAATTAGTAGTTCCAGCAGCCTTAAAGCCTGACATTTCTGATGCTACCGTTGAGTCACTAAGCTTAACATATTGTGATGTTGCAATATCAAAACCGTAGTAATACTCATACGGGTCGATGCCTACAAGCTGCTTTTCCTGTCTGCCTGCTGTTAACTCAAATTCCGTTTGCCTGCCTGATGCTTGTATTGATGCAATTTCAGATATGGTTTGACCAGCCCACATGTTTGATCCTGGATACTTAACACCGTTTTCATGCGGCTCGTGCGCCCACTTCTTTTTATAGCTGATATCAAAATACCTGGACACCCATCTGAATGAAACATTATCGATATTAAGACTTGTGTCCGTTACGGAAGCTGCAATAAAACCAAAAGCGATAGGAGCCGTTTTTCTCCTAATTCTAATCGTATAGGTTCCATTACTCGTAATTTCATCGGTAAAGCCATCTCCATAAAAAGCTTTTATGCCACCACTTAAATAATTCAAAACGGTAAAAGTGATTTCATACCATGCGTATGGCCAAGCTAAAGAGCTAAGTAAAGGCATATAAGCTGATTCGCCTTGCTCAACATTATTAAATTTAATCACGCTGTCCTCAACTGATATCCCTGCGTTTAATGTCCAAGCTCCAGGATCATCGCATCCCGGATCTAAACAAAGCTCAGTATCAAGTATCTCATCAACCAGCTTTCTCCTTGCAATGTTTCTGCGCCTGAATACCCATATCTCAGGATTATGATCCATAAATGAATCATCATCTGCATCCCAAGTTGCATAAAGATTATCTCTTCGCTTTACAGGATCGCCGGCGGCTCTGAAATGGCCATGCTGAAGCTTAAGTTTAGGTATTACAATACCTCCGCCGCCGCCTTCATTAAACAACTTCCGTTCAGCTCCGCTCTCCCCTGGAAGCTTCTCATACATTCCGTCAGCCTTTGCCAGCAAACCGACATAGCCTGTAGGTACAGTTTCGCCCGCCGTTTGAATTGCGTGATCATGTTGTATGTCTATTTGCTTGCCCATGTTAATTACAAATTGCTGACCCGGTTGTGGGTATTGAAAATATTACTTTCAGTGTGTTTGGGGTGAGGTAGATTACCTTTGCATCCCTTGTTTCGCCTGTGGGGCCTGTGACTGCAACTGAGGGCTTTTTGCCAAGGTTATGCCTTACTGTCCACTCTGCCGATGCCTCCAATTGCGTGTGCTCATAGTGCGAATCACTGCCGCCCTCGTTTATGATTGTGGTTTTGAAAATCTGACTTTCAACAATTCGGCCAACCCGGCCATCGAAAGGATTAACATTAGAAACATCGCCAACTATGATATTGTCGTATTGCCAGGGCTTGGTTATAAATCGTTTATAACCAAGAACCTCGGTTTCTTTTCCTGGATCGGCCAGCTCTGGTATAATATCGCTTATAAGGTTAAGCTTAACATTTAGCGGGATATCAATTTCATTCCGCCTGAAGTATAGCTCATCAGGCTTAACGTTAAGCTTAAGTTTAGGCTGCACTTCCTGAAGGTAAGCTTGGGCGGCTTCCAATAGCCTCTCCTGAGCCTCCTCAATCCATACCTCAGGCATTTCTATACCTATAATCTCAAAGGTATCTCCAACCGCCGGATTGTATCCTGTTGGTCCTGGTATAACCATTCCCCCCAGGGTAGTTTTTTGAAGTATGAATACTTCCATCGGAGGGCGAATGAAATTGAATGTCATTCCTGCAAGCTCACCCGTTAGGAAAGAGATACGCGGCGTAATGCCGGGAATAAGATAGTCGTTAAGATCAAAGCCCAGGGCAGCCGTTCCAAGCTCCCACGGATAAATATTGTCAGGCGGCAATGATATTGCTACCATGCTTGTTATTTCAAGAACTATTTGCGGGTAGATATCATCAAACTCCTTAATACCTTCGATCAATACCGTTGCGCCTGGATAGGTGATTGATGGTATTTGAAGCTTCTGGCCGGTTGGGCTGTTCTGGTCAGAGCCATATGCAAAAAGCTTTGTGATTACCTCTGAATTATTGTTTTTGCTTGCGATTATTTCGCGCAGACCCTGATCTTTTCCAACGGCCAGGGGAATTACAGTTTCGCTATCAATTTTATCCAGGCTGACTGTAAAGTTGTCAATGCGGTAATGAGTGTCCCAAAGCTCTGCTGCTGATTGGAGCGCCTCAAGGCAGTTGTTATTGTTGAGCGCAAGGGTTTTTGTACCCACCTCAATGCAGCTTCCGGCAGTCCATCTGCCCGGGTTTATGCGGTTCAAATTAACGATCAACTGAGTTAAAAACTCCAATGGTGTGCAGCTCCAGGATGTGGATGCCGTGTTATCAACGCCGGTTGAGTCGTTGATAAAATATATTGCTTTCTCAAGCTCATTAATAGTCCCGTAAACGGTTATTTGATACTTCAGGCGGTTAATATCGCGAAGTGGCATTGGTTTATCTTTGACGAAGTATGTTTCGCCGAAAATAACAACGTAATCGCCGGGCAAAATGGTAATTGGTGTGCTTCTGAGGAACTCAATAAAAGCCGTGCACTCGCCCATAACATTGCGATTGACGTAACTGTTTTCAGTTATGTCAATGTTATAGATGCCTACGCTTGGCGGTGTTGGTCTGTAGAATGTTAAGTTCATACAATTGCGGTGCTTTCCCCGTGTAAACGAAATTTTAAAACAAGCTCAAGTCTTTTTTTGCCTGCATTGATAAATTTTGTTGATTCGCAACTTTTGTAGTAAAGCTGCCATGACCTTCCCAGGCTCGTAACTGATAGTGTGCGATAGCCGTCTGCTTTTAATGCGGCGAAAAGAGCCGCACGCTTAGGCATGAGCTTTGACATGTCGGAGGCAGACATCAAAAACGTAAGTTTAATATCCCTGTCTGCATATTTTCTGCCTGTCAACTCAACATCGTCTCCATCTTCAGTATCCCAGCTGTATGAGCTCGGCTCCTTCATATCTGGGAGGCGGAGCAAATCGGAATACGATCCCCTTATGGCGATCATATTGTATGTATTATGGACATCCAATCCATCCAGATAAATTTGACCTGTCATCGTATTTTTACTCCGTCGGTTTCAATTGATTTCAAAGTAGTGTCGATATCGGCAAGCTTGCGGCAATAACTTGTATTTTCGAGTATTCCCTCAAGAGCAAGCCTCATTGATGTGCGCGATTGCCTTTCCTCTTGTAGTAGATCATTAATTGCAGCTGCACTCATGCGTAAGGCTGTAAATTGTCCTAAAAGCTCTGATCCTGTTTGCTGAGTCATTGAGCTGAACATGTTGCGATCTGGTTGATCAAAATTTGCATCTGCATCGGGTCCAAAAAGATCAGGATACAATGTGAGGGCATTGTTGAAATTCTGAGCGGCGGCATCAATTTTAGCCCTGAATTCTGCCTGTTGAGCAGGTGAAAGCTCCCCGTTTACCATGTCATCAGCCAAATCGGCAACAGCCTGGCTAATTGGTTCGCTCAGCAGCTTCATTTTAAGGGCGTTTTTGATTGCGTTAGCCATCACCTGATCAGTAACCTTGCCCCATGCCATTGCAGCGCTTTCACCTTCGTTGAATGCGTTTACAATTGTATCGGCAAGTTCGTTTGATAGGTTGATTGCATTTGTTTGTACAAGAAACTCAATGCGCTCATTACTGAGCTCGTCGGCCTGATCTCCAAGCTGCTCAAGTGTGGCAAGGTATTCAAGAGCAATAGCGGCCTGATCGCTGCTAATCCAACCCTCGGCCATTGCAATGCGAATTGCCTCAGCATCACTGGCGGCGTTTGTAACTGATCTTAATAAATCCAGATTAATACTTTGGTTGAGCTCATCAGGACCCGGAAGAAATTCAAATTGCATACCTTCAAGTTGAGTGCGGGTAACCTGAATGCTTGCCTCAATCATTTCAAGTGTTTTCAGATAAGCCTCTGGCTTACCATCGGTATTGAGCTTATTTAAAGCTTTAATCTGACGTTCAAGTGCCTCGGTAGTATTATCTATAAGGTTACGTAAACGATCATTGTATTGCTGCCTTTCCTGCTCTATGTCGGCAATTCTTTTCTGCCTGCCAAACTGCTTATCAAGCTCATCGGCAATGGTAGCCATAATGCTTACTATTGAGCCAAAGCTGGCAATTGCATCTTTGCCGCCTGCCTTTAGCCCGTCAAGTGCATCACCAAAACCACCGGCAAGGTTACCGGCAAGGTTTACCATGCGCCCCAGCTCATTATTTACCTGACCGGCTGCCGATGACATATTATTAAGCAAAAAAGCAACGGTTCTGAATGAATCGCCTGAGTTATCGGCGCCTGTTAATGCTTTCTGGGCTTTGTTGTAAACCTCTTCAAGCGCTTCAACATTCTTGCCCTCAGCCTTCATTAGCTGAATCTTTGTGCCTACTTTCTCAATAAACTCGCGTAGCTCTTTGCGGCCCATCTCACTGATGCGCTCGTACTGGTTGAATTCATTTTCAATGATAAGCTTACTAATATCCTGGTCACGTTTCAATTCTGCCTCTTTGGCTTCGCTTTCGTAACCGGCAGCCCTGAGCGTGTCAATCTCTTTCTGGCTATCAATTGTGATCTTTTGAATCTTAGCCCGGTAATCGCGGTACTTTTCAAGCAGCTTTGAAAGTGGCTGCTCCTCATCAAGCGCCTTCAGCTCCATATCGCGTGCCTCAGCTGCAATCTGTGCTTTTTCGACAAAACCGGCTTTTGTAAGCTTTTCGATATCGGCATTGTACTTTTCTTCAATAGCTGCACGCTGATCGCTGAAGCTTTGATATTGCTTCAAAAGGTCTTTAAAACCGCTTGAAACTTCATTCTTTTCAGGAATAAGTACCGAAACCTTTTCAAGGTCTCCGGCCTTATTTGCCTTTGCAAGTTCCTGGGTAATATACTCCTCATAGGAAGCTGCTTTGGGCAATTGCTTTTGAAATATTGCGGCGGCTTCTTTCTGCCCCATTTCAATTGCATTTTTATAGAGTTCAAAGAACTTTTTAACCTCGGCAAGCTTTTGTGAATAGGTTTGTTTTTCAGTTTCTTTTTGATCGCTGTCAAAGTTTACATTGATGCCGGCAGTGTTTTGCAGCTCCTGAAGCTGTGTTTGAATAAGCTCAGCTTCTTTAAGAGCCAATTCCTTACGCGAATTTGCATTTGATAGCTGCAAGTTTTTGCGCTCCTCAGCTATTTGCTTAAGCTTCACCTCATCAACTTTACCAAACATGTTAGTTGCCTGCTGTACATCATTCATATCCACAAAATCGGTAAGCGGCTGAGCTGCTAATTCCTGAGCCTGTGTGTCGAATTTAATTGCTTTGTCAACCAGCCTGGTTGCTTTGCTTTGCAGAAACATTACCTGCACATACTGAGCTGCTTTTTCTTTGAGCACATCAAGCCACTGGGCTAATGTTTTGTAAGTACCGAAAGTATCACCATAGGCTTTATTAACTTCACCTAGTAATTTTTTTTCAGCCTCCTTTGAGCCCCTGAAGTTCTCAAGCTTGCGGATCATCTGATCAATTTCAATACGGGCTTTGCCTGCCTCTATGTTTGATTCGGTTGTAATTCGCTTTGCTTCCTTCTGTGCCTTTACTGCTGCCTCTTGCCTGTCAACAAGCCTGTTATATAATGCAATGAGCGCCGGTATTGCAATTGCAACGCCCAGGGTCATGGTTGCCATAAGTGCCTTTGCGGCTGCATTACTGCCCCATAATGCAAGTGTAAGCTTTCCTTCAGCTGCCGCCCATAACTGCTTTGCGCGGGCTACGGTAACAGTCATAAAAGCGCTATCCTTATTAAGGGTAGTGCTTACCTGTTGCAGGCCGATGGTGATAGCCATCAAGCCCTGAACCTTTGTTTGTATCTTTTGTAGGTTGGCATTTTCGCCGGCGAACAATGCAACCGCACCGCCTGCCGCCGAGAATGCGCCGGTAAGCCCGGTAATTCCCTGGGCAAAGCCCTGGAATGTTGCCTGGTCATTTGCAAGCTGACGGGTAACTTGTTTTACATCGGCAATCTCATCTGCAAGGGCAGCTGCTGCAAGTTCCATTTTGCGGTACTCATCTGTGCTTTGCTGACCTGCCTGCCTCATTCTTATTAATTGCTCCTGCATATCGCGGAGCTGAAACGATAAGCGCTTATTTCCGGCAGCTGCTTTATCGGCTGCACCTTCAAGCTGTGTAAGGCCTACTTTCTCCTCTTCAAGTGCTCGTTTAGCTGCTGAAAGCTCCTGAACTATTTCCTGACGTGCTTTGCCTGGCGAAATGGTTTTAAGCGATTTTTCAAGCTGCTTGATATCGGCTTCAATTGACTTAACTATATTCTGCTGCTCAAGAACTGCCGCTTTTGCTTCCTGTGGCATTTTTGTGGCAGCAGTGGTAAGCCTGCTCATTGACTTAACGGCAGCATCAGCCTCACGCCCGAATGAATCAGGTATGGTAAATTCAACTTCTACGGGGCCGAGGCGATCGCTCATAATGCTTCAAATTCTGCGTTAAGGTTTGCAATGTAGGTTTCGAGCCGCTTGATGTATTCAAGAATGAATTCAGCTTCAGGGTAAAGTTGGCGGTCAACTTTTATGCTGCTTGTTGAATTACCGGGATTGCTTATTGTGATGAATGTGCGTGCGTTCTCATTTGATACTGAAAGCTGCTCAAATGCTTTCTTGCATTTATCAAGCTGAGCCATGCGCTGAGCAATCTCGCGCTGCATTTCAAGCCCTTTGTCTAAAACATCCTGTGTCATCGGTCGCACCTTAAAGTTATTTCATCCCAGTTTTCGTACTCTTTAGGCCTTGAGCCTTTTTTGTATTTCAAGCCATCGGCCATGCGCACCCTTAAGCTCGCCAGGCTAATGCCCCAAAGTATGTAATCATCCGTCCAACCTGTTTTCTCTTGTACTGCCCATATAAATCCGAAAGGGCTATGAAGGCCATCAAAATAACCTTTTAACTCCCCGTCGCCATCTGCCCCAGATTCGGAGCTGTTATCCTCGTCGCTACCGCTAATCTGGTAATATTGATAAAAGACGTTGTACCCGAAAACTGCCTGATCATTGTGTAAAGCTCAAGCAATTGCCAGGCACTTATTGACCTGAGCAGATACATTCTGAACCACAGCCGCAAACGTGAAATATACCGCCTGTTGAGGCTGGCAATTGCAACGAGTTTCAATATGTCGGTGTAGTGTTCAAGCATGAGTTTACCAGGATCGGATGTTTTAATTTTTTCTTCAGTAAGGCTTTTTTCTGCGATGATAGCGGCCATTTTTAACTCAGTGCCTGCGCAAAGCTGGGTAATGGTAATGCTCACATGCCTAAAGCCCAAAAGGCTTAAAAAAAACGGGGCGGGCACATTGTACCTTATGCCCCGTTTTAATAGTGATTGCGCCGCTCTTAGCTCTTCAGTCATTAATCTTCAACCGGGGTAATACCCTTTATGATGCTTGATACATCGGTATCACCAGGGCTCATTACTGTGCCGGTAATCAGCACTTTTGCAATTCCCGAAGGTGCAAGGTTGTAATCAAGCTTTGATGTGAATGATACGCGGGGCAGGGTAATGTAATGACCATTCTTGCTGCGAAGGCGGAAAGCCTTTTCAATTTTTGCTTTCTGCGCTGGGGCGTTCCATGCCAGGGTGTCGCCTGTTCCGGATGTTTCACCACCTACAAATTTAACCAGGGTTGCCGGTGTAAAATCAATAAGGGTAAAGGCAAGGGTACGTTTACCTGACGCCATGTCTGACTCTTCAGGATCGTCGTTTTCATTTGAAAAATGTTCGGTAACTGTGGGGTCCTCTTCGGTGAGGCTGGCCTCATCGCGATAGGTTACACCCACACTTGTCCAGGCTGCGTCAAGTGGCACTCCTCCCCCAACAGGGATATCAGCCATATCGATTCCGGCAAGTCCTTTTAATCTGATTTCGCTCATTTTGAAAATGGGTTTTTAAATTTGAAAAATGTAAATATTTTGTAAAGCGACAGCAGCCACAATATGACTCCGCTGCCGAATAAGGCCTTTTCAAGCCTGGTGAATGGTAATTTTACTGGAACTTCAACCGGAGTAATAACCGGGACCTCAGTGAAAACCGTGGTATCGTTAACTATAATTACAGTGTCAGGTCGCATTGTGCGTGCACTTACTTCTACACTCATGCCCCCATCGGGTGTGCTGGTGAACCTGGTTTGCAGATTCATGTATTCTGAGTAAAGCTCCCGGTAATCATTCATAATTACACGGTTGTTACTATCGCAGGTAAATAACGCGCCCAGGCTTGCATGATCCTGTGGTATTGATACGTTTACCGGCCTCGCTGTAATCTCTGTTGCAGAGCGTACAGGCACTTCGGTAATGAGCCTTTGAGGCTTGCAAGCTGCAAGGCTCAGGGTAATAAGTATCAATGCCAGGTGTTTCATATAACTTGCTCGCGAAGTGGTTTCAAAAGTTCGTCATCAACATTGAGTTTCTCAAGTGCCGTTAGAACTTCTTTAACGGCTCTCTGCATTTTGTCAACCCGGCGAATAAGCCCGTCAACTTTCTTTTTGAGATTCTCATTTTCGTCATCTGCCTTAAGCTTGATTTCAATCAGCTCTCTATTCTGCTGCATCAGCGAATTAACTGATCTGAGCATCTCTGATACTGATGTTGATGCAAGCTCAACATTGCCTTTATCAACCCTGGTGTCAGCCTCATTGCGCATTTGACGTAAAGTTACAAGTTGAAAGAAGAACCCGCCGCCAAAAGCTACGTTGGTAATTGCAAGAATGATTTCAAGTACAGACATTTAAGCGCTTATTAAGAGGTTTTTAAAAATGGGGAGCCGCTATCCTTTGACGGCCCCCCCGGCCTTTTTTGGCTATATCTTAATTATTCGCTTACTGGCTCAGCTGCTGCCTGTACAACTGCAACTATACCAAACTGATCTGCTCTGCGTTTCCTTCCGCCTGCACGGCAAAGGAATGAAAGTATATCTCCGTAGTAGGTAGCATCACCAGGGTTGTCAAATGCCTTTACTTCACCCATTGCGCGCTCTACCGAATTTATTTGCCAGAATAATCCAGCTGCATTATCGGTTGCTGCTGCTGCCGTTTCAGGAGCTACAGGAACAGGAGTTGAAGCATTATCATAACGAGCTGCTGAACTCCTCATATAGAAGTCAAACCCACCGTATTTACCAATCACGCCTCTCAGAGGATCAAGCCCTGCAAGGAAATCGCGCTGTTGGTTTCCGCTCATTTCGGCTATAAGTTGATCGTACATGATTGAATCAATCAAAGCATAACGGCCTTCTTGCGGAATATCACGGGCATTCATCAGGGAGGCAGCTGCATTTACATTAGCCAAAGTAATTGCTTTGCGCAATCCGGTTGCATCGGCAAGGTGTGCATCAACTGATCCGCCTGTAGTGCGTAAAATAGATGTTGCAAGTGTAGGACTCCACATGTACACGAATTCTTTAGCAATAGCCTGAACCAATGCCGCTTTATCCTCACTAATTACTGACTGCCGCTTATCGTATGAAAGCTCCACTTTATCAGCATCCGGAATAAGTCGGGGGTCTGTGGTAAATTCGGCAAGCGAATAAGTCAACTCTGAATCCGTTCTTTTTGTTACAGTTGCAGGTAAAGATGTCCTGTTTTTAGTAACTGAACTTGGAGAGCCCGCCTGTGGAATGTGTACGACTTTACCGGCCAATACATACTGATCTGCATTATAAGCTTTACTCAAGAAACTATTATCAGCAAATAAGCCGCCAACAATATCTGTCTCCCAGATTTCTTTTTGCAGAGCCATACCGAATGCTCCCTTTGGTAATCCAGGCACAAGGCCGATAACAAGGCCGAGCGCAACTGCTACAAGGGTAGGAGCCCCCACAACCGAACTGATCAATGACATGACCAGCAGGTTAAACATGATTGCAATGGTTTTCAATGGTTTCATTTTGGTGTTTTTGAAAATTGAACTTTGGTTTGAATTAAATTGAACTTGAATTATAAAACGGCTTAGGCTTTGGGCTCCTTACCGAATTTTGCTTTGAATTTCTCTTTGTAGAGATCAGGGTTCTTTGTTTTGATATCGGCAAGCTTACCCGATTTATCAAGCTCATCCCAGCTCATTTTTGCTGTTTGTTCATCGGCTGCTGCTCCTGCGCCAATTACCTGCTCAGCAGTAACGCGTTTTGGAATTGCGGCAAGCATAGCTTTTGCGCCGGCATGATCTTTTTCAAAAGCTGATTCCCATGCGGGAACTCCTGAAGCTTCGATGCGCTGATCGGTTTGTGCTGTAGCAATAAGGCTGGCTGCCTCTGCCTTCATGGCTGCCTTTTCGGCATCCTGGTAAACTTTGAGCTGCTGCTCAGCTGTTGTGGCTCTCGCCTCAATAGCCTGAATTGCTGCAACTGCCTCGGTTTCCTGAGCGGTTTCGCCCAGCTGCAATTTCATCAAAATCTCTTTCATTTTTGCTGATGGTTTTTGGGTTGTCAAATTTGCTGTGTATTGTGAATAAAGGCTTTCGAGCCCTATTTTAACGGCCTCGTCTTTGCTGTACTTAATCTCACCTTTGATGGCTGTAAACTTATCAACGGCCAATCCCAGGGTAACTGCCTCCTCGGCATCTATCCAGTGATCTCCTCCGTCGAAATACTCTGCCGCAACTGCCTTTTCTGTTTTCTTAAGCTTTGCTGCAACCTTAGCCACAAAGTTGCTTTCCATGCTTCGCAGCATCTTTGCACCGTTGAGCAGGTCCTTAGCTGTTCCAAAGACATTGCCCTTTGGCGGGTGAAGCATTAAAAAAGCATTCTCAGCCATATAGAGCCGAAATCCGGCAATGGCAAGCAGCGCACCCATGCTGGCGGCAATTCCGTCAACATAAATGTGTACTTCGCCTGCAAATCCCTGGATAAGGTTATAAAGCAAGTTACCTTCAAACACACTGCCTCCCGTGGTGTGCATATGCAAATCAATGCGTTTGAGCCCGGCACGGGTTGCCTCGGCAAACACTGTGCTCATGCTGTAGTGATCAATCCAACCGCCAACGCTGCCGTAAGCGGTGATTATCATTTTGTCGGGTTGCTGCTGAATGCGAAACATAAAAAGGTGTGATTAAAAACTAATCAAATACGAGGTTCAAGGCAACAAAGATGAATCACATTCTAACTTCACGCAAATAAGTGTACAAGGGTTGAACAGTTATTTTTATGAGCGCATATTCTAACTTAATTTCGCCATGTTTCTAATCAAATTGTATGACCTACACAAATCCGATTACCGGAAGAATCACGTCTAAATTCGGCAATAGGCTGCACCCTGTTAAAAAGGTAACAAGCTTTCATAACGGGGTTGATATAGCAGCTGCTATAGGAACCAGGATAGTTGCACCTGCAAACGGTACAGTTAATGCCGCCTGGGATCATGAGCGTGGTGGTGTTTGCCTGGCAATGGTTGATGAAAACGGTGTGCGCTTTGGGTTTGCACACTTGCAAAAAAGATTAGTAAAGAATGGTGATAAAGTACTTGCAGGGCAACATATTGCCAACAGTGGTAACAGCGGCGCAAGTACAGGGCCTCACCTTCATTTTACTGTGCAGTTTAACGGGGTATGGATTGACCCTTTGAATTACTTTACATTTAAGTAAATGGGACAGACAAAAGCAAAGCTTCAGCAGTTGCGCGATTACGCCAAGCTGCTATACACCAAAGAGCGCATCACTCAAAAAGAGATAGCCGTAAGGGTTGGTGTTTCGGAGGTTACTGTAAGTAAGTGGGCTAAAAAGGATAACTGGGAGGGCTTAAAGCTTAATCTTTCAGTTACACGTGAAGAGCGTATGATGTCAACTATTATACAACTTACTGAGCTCGACAAAGCTATTTCAAACCAGCCAGAGGGTTTTCGTTACCCATCAAGCCGCGATGCCGATGTAAGGCGTAAGCTGGTTGCCGATTTGGCCTCTCTTGAGGTTGAGTGCGGCATTAAAGATATCGTTGATGTATCGGTTAAGTTTCTGGAATGGCTTCGCAAGGTTGACCTGAAGCGCGCCCAGGAGATCAGCGATTACTTTGATGCCTTTATAAAAGAGCAGTTACGATGAAAGCTGAGGAGAAAAAAGCAGCAAATCAATGGGATGACTACCGTAAGAACCTAAAAGCTTCTACAACGGTAGATAAGACTCTTTCGTTTGCTGAAAGGGAGCGGAAGCGCCAGGAGCTTGAAGCCAATCCGGCTGAGTGGATGCGCGAAATGTTCCCAAACTATTGCACAGCTCCATTTGCCAGGTTCCATATAAAGGCAATCAATCGCATAATTAACAACCCTGAGAATTATGAAGTTCTCAGTTGGTCACGCGAGTTGGCTAAGTCAACGGTTGTAATGATGGCTATGATGTACCTTGCTCTGACAGGCAAGAAAAAGAATGTTATTCTTGTAAGTAATTCATATGACAATGCTAACAGGCTGCTTGAACCTTACAGGATTAATTTTGAAGACAATCAGCGCATTGAGTATTACTATGGTCAGCAAAAGAATCCAGGCAGTTGGAATGAAGGCGACTTTACCACAAAGAAAAGTGTAAGCTTCAGGGCTTTGGGTGCAGGGCAAAGCCCCCGCGGTAGCCGAAACGAAGCCGCAAGGCCTGACTCCATTCTTATTGATGATATTGATACCGATCAGGACTGCCTGAACCCGGACATTATTCAAAAGCGCTGGGAGTGGATTGAGCAAGCGCTTATTCCAACCCGATCAATCAGTAATCCTTTACTGCTTGTATTTTGCGGAAACATAATTGCACGCGATTGTTGCATAACCAGGGCAGGCGCTAAGGCCGATAACTGGGATGTGGTAAACATCCGCGATAAAAACGGAGTATCAAGCTGGCCTGAGAAAAACTCTGAGGAGCAAATTGACAGGGTTTTATCTACAGTCAGTACTAAAAGCTCACAGCAGGAGTATTACAATAATCCTATTTCAGAGGGTACTACCTTTAAAGAACTCCGCTGGGGGCCAGTGCCCACACTTTCAAAGTTTAGCATTCTGGTTGCTTATGGCGACCCGGCTCCATCAAACAAAACAAGCAAAAAAGGACTTAAGCCAAACAAAACCATTACACTGCTGGGTATGCTCGACGGCAACCTGTATGTAATTACTTGCTTTCTTGAGTCGGTTACAAACAGCCAGTATGTTGACTGGTATTACATGATACACGACTATGCCGGCAAAGGCAGAGCTCAGGTGTATTATTACATCGAAAATAACAGCCTTCAGGACCCTTTCTATGAGCAGGTGTTTATCCCTTTGTTTGTGGATGCGGCCAAACAAAAAGGCGTAGTTATACCAATATCGCCCGACGATCGTAAGAAGCCCGACAAGTTCAGCCGCATTGAGGGAAACCTTGAGCCGCTGAACAGGGCAGGGCGGCTTATAATGAATGAGCGTGAGCGCGATAATCCGCACATGCAGCGCCTTGAAGAGCAGTTTAAATTGGTGCAGCCAGGCTTACCAGCTCCCGCCGATGGGCCCGACAGTGTTGAAGGCGGTTACTGGATACTTCAGGCCAAAATAAGCTCATTAATAGCAGGAGCAATTGAAGTAGGTAAAAGACACAAAAACGAAAAAAGAGTATGACACTTCCAACAATCTTAATCAAGCTCATCAGAGCCCCCTTTATTGTGGCGGCTTATTTTTACGTAACTTTTAAACAGCTATATCTGCGTTTCAAAGGCCGTAAGGCTCAGCTAGACCGGGCTATAAAAAAAGCCGATAAGCTGCATAAGGATAATGGCAAGAGATATCGGGTGTTTTTCCTGGATGGTAAATACCGGGTATTTCAACGCGCCGAAATTAAAGAGAACCGGAAAGCCGGGGTTTTTAACCGGTACATCAACAGCACTAAAATGGATCACCTTAAGTTTTACGATACAAACGACATCTTATGTACATCGCAGCAGAAGAATTAAATACTCATCTGAATGATGAAAGTATTGAGGCCATTAGCGGAGATGATGAAACCATCATTACAGCCGCCATTGATGGGGCAATAGCTGAAGTAAAAGGCTACCTGCATAACTATGACCGTACCGCCATATTTCAGGCCACAGGCGACGATCGCAATGCACTGCTTGTAATCTTTGCAAAGGATATTGCAGTATGGCATTACATTGCCCTGGCTAATGCAGGCATTGAATATGCAAAGCGCGAGAAGCGTTATAATGCTGCTGTTGCATGGCTTAAAGGTGTGCAGGCAGGCGAAATTGTTCCTGATCTGCCAAAGCCCGCACCCGTTGAAGGGCAGGCCGGCGGCTACTCATGGGGCAGTAATCCACAAAGGGATAATCACATTTAATTTTCAATCAAATGGCAATCACCACAAAACGCGGCGGACCAGCCGAAATACATCAACAGATTGTAACTGTACAGTCAACTGCTGCAAGGCTCGAAAGTACCGATATAGGAGCCTGGCGAAATGCTGTGAATTCAGCAAGGCAAGGCAGACCAAATCAGCTTTACAGGTTGTATGAAAACATACTTATTGATGGTGTTTTTTCACGTTCAGTTGAAAAGCGAATTGAAGCCATTACAAATGCCGATATTGTATTCAGTGACAAAAACGGCAAGTATAACGATGTAATCAATGATCTGATTGATACACCAGAGTTTGAGCACTTCCTTCGCGAGATTATGATGGCTCAGGCTTATGGCATTTCGGTAATTGATATTATGAGCTACATGCCTTTTAAAGCTTTCAGCGTTCCCAGGCGAAATATCAATATTGCTAAAAAGCTCATCACCCCCGACGAATTCAGCGAAAGCGGGCTGATGTATGCAGATGTGCCCTGGATTATTGAAGTTAAGGGTACTGACCCGCTTGGATTCATTTACAAGGCCGCTCAGTATGTCATTTACAAAAGAGGAGGTTACGGCGATTGGGCTCAATTTGTGGAGCTGTTTGGTATGCCTTTCCGCTTGGGTAAATACAGCGCTCATGATCCCACAACCAGAGATGAGCTTAACAAAAGCCTGCAAATGATGGGAGGCGCAGCATATGCAACCGTTCCAAAAGAGGCCGATGTCGAAATCATTCCAATGGCGGGCACTTCCAATGGTGATCTTTACGATAAGTTTCTGGATCGATGCGATAAGGAAATTCTTATTACTGTTCTTGGTCAAACAATGACCACGGTTGACGGCAGCAGCAAAAGCCAATCAGAAACCCACAAAGATGTTGAAGAGGACATTAACAAGAGCGATCGCCGCTTTGTACGCCGGGTTCTTAACACAATGCTTTTGCCGGTGTTTCAAATAGCAGGGCTGCCGGTTAACAATGGATGGTTTATGTTTCCGGAGCAAGGCGAAAGCCTCAGCACAAAGGATAAGGTTGATATAGCCATGACCCTGCGCAATGGAGGCATTGCAGTAAGCGATGAATACCTGTATGAGGTTTCGGGTGTGCGCAAGCCTGCCACTGGTGAAACGGTAAGCCAAAAGGCTCCAACAGTTAACCTTTTACCCGCTAATGAGCAAACCGATGATCCTGAAGCAAGGGCAAACGGGCTGGATCGGTTTTTCAGTTTTTTCGCCCAAGCCCTCCCAGGCAGGAGGGCTCCTTTAAAGTACTGATCGATTCAACTTATCAGGGTTATGTTACTGCATCGGGCAATGATGCCGATGAAACTTTAACCGACCTGATCAATAAAGCCCTGAAGGCCATTTATGATGAGGCTGTTGATGTAAAGAAAGGCATTGAGCCCAACTTCTTTAACATCACACTTAATCCCATGAATGATGCTGTTAACATCGCTTTTCCTGATATCTCAACCGATGATCCTGACTATGACTTTGTGCAGGAGCTGCTAAAGAATAACAAGGTATTTGCGGCATTTAAAACCCACAGGCAGCAAAACGACATAGCCGCTCAGCTGGTAAACGATGAGGGCAAGCTTAAGAGCTTTGCGCAGTTTAAGAAAGATGTTGCCGGGTTGGTTGGTGATTATAATATGAACTGGCTTAAAACTGAGTATGACACGGCGGTTATCCGTGCGCGCATGGCTGCCAGGATGAAAGATTTTGAAAGGGATGCCGATCTGTATCCAAATCTTAAATGGACAAAAAGCACATCAGTTGTTAAGCGTGAGATACATGAAAAGCTTTACGGCCTGATTCTGCCCATCAATCACCCGTTTTGGGCTAAGCAATATCCGGGTACGCTGTGGAATTGTAAATGTGGCATCACCAATACCGATGATGAACCAAACGGCAAGCTCTTCAATATTGATGAATACAATGAGCCGGTTCCGGCAGGCCTTGAAGAAAACCCGGCCATTAGCGGAGCGATCTACTCAAAAAGGCATCCATACAGGGCTCAGTCATACAAAGGCGCTGACGGAGCTGTAAAACGCTTTTTGAAATGAAACCCGCCGAGTTTCAAAAGCTCTTTGAAAGCAGGCTAAAAGAGATTAAAAGATATGCCGCTCAGGACTTGCCAAGGCACATCGGCAAAATTGCTGTTGATGACTTCCGCGAGAACTTTCACCGGGGCGGTTATATGGATGATCAGCTCACTCCCTGGAAACCGAGTAAGCGCATAGGCCAAAGCAAAAACGCTGCCGGAGCTTATGGCACTTTGCTATCAAGCCGCAATGAGCTGTATGGCAGCATCCGCTTTCAAATTATGACCAATAAGGTTGTAGTAAGCAGCGCTAAGCCTTACAGCAGAATACACAATGAAGGCGGGCCTGTTAACCAGACCATTCAGATAACTCCTAAAATGAGGAAATTTGCCTGGGCGAAATACTATGAGGCCAATGGCGGCCAGTCAGGCGATGAGGGGGGAGAATGGAAAGGGCTTGCACTTACCAAAAAGCAAGCTATAAGCCGAAACTTTATAATGCCAAAGCGGCAATTTATGGGGCAATCGGCGCATGTTAAGAAGCTCATTTATGAGCGCATGGTTAAGGACCTGAAACGAATACTTTTTAACTAATTTCAAAGCACTTATGAAAGCAACTTTTAAAGCACTTTTTACCCAAATAAAAACAGCTTCAGGCATTGCCTGGGTTGATGAGGATTTTGGACAAATAGACCTGCCTGAAGGGCAGCAACCGGCGGTTAAATTTCCCTGCGCCCTGGTAACAGTTAGCCAGCTGCATACACCACTGGGAGGATCGCAATACGATGTAAGGGGAACCATTACGGTAAGGGTAGCGTATGACAGGCTTGCCGATCGCTCAGCAATGGCTAATGAGCAGGCAGTTGATCGCACGCTGGCAAAGATGGATGTTGCCGATGCTGTGCGCGATGCGCTCGAAGGCTTCGAGAGTGAGCAGGCCTTCGGTATGCTTTATATTACTGAGTACACCCCCGAAATACGCAATGACAGCCTGAGCGTGAAGGTGATTAAATTTACCGAAACACATGAAGAATCATACGGCTAAAAAAAAACAGGCACAAAAAAAAAGGCGAACCGTTTGGCTCGCCTTTTTTTGTTACCCAATTTTTATATGATGAATGGCCTGAAAGTCCTTATGTGTAATATTATACTCCGTGTTATCAGAGTAAAACCCAATAAGCTTGCCCCGATTATTTTCATCAACAAAGTCGAGATATAGCTCGGTGTAAAATGGCTTACTTTCAAATTTTATCCGGGTAATTCTTTTTGAGGCAAATTCAAATAGCTCACTATCTGATTTGAAAATATAACCCAGCTTTGCAAGGTTAGCCATTACATAAAGCTTTAGTTTTTCATCAAACTGCTTAGATATTTCTTGCATTTGACTGTCTATTAGAGTTTGCTGAAAATCGCGCCAGATTTCCTTATCCTCCACAAACTCTTTGATCTTAGCCGGGCAAGCCGTCAATTCAAAATATGGTTCTTGATTTTCCATAATTTTAACTGTTAAAAATAGCTGATATCCCGTAAAGCGCCATTATTATTGCAACTATAAATAATATAGTTTGAAATGCTGCCTCCTCCGGTTGGAGGAGGCGTTTGAACTTGCTGCTCAGGAGCTTTATAGCCTTGTGCTTTTGTTCCCACTCACCGCAATATTGAGTGTTTTCGATTTTTGTTCCACAGTTTCCGCAGTACATAGTTTTAAGGTTTTAGATTAATTATTTGTGTTTGTTGATGAATTCTTTAATTTCCTTCAAGCTGCTGTTAACCCACCTCCTCAAATTGCCCACCTCAATTTTATCAGTCATGTCAATAGAAACGCCATTATATTTCACCCTGACTGTAACCACGTGAACGGCGGGGTCATCAGGATGTATAAATGATTTCTCCCTTTCAGCAACCGAAAGGTAACGCCTGTAGAGTTTGTATTTTAAGTTTTCCATTGTTGAGAGGTTAACGATAATCATCGTAAATTTCGATTGAGCCATCGCTTACGATTAGCTCACCAAACGTATTCGAAAATTCTATTAACTCTTCCAAAGTATTTATTTCAATCTCTGGTGAGCCTTCAATGTGAAAAGTTTTGGTATTAAACATTGCGAAAGTGGAGGGCTTAAAGGTAAATCCAATTTTCTCCAGCTTTTCTATTTTGTCAGGGTCTGTGTAGCAGTCTCCGATTGTTGATAACTTAAATTTCATGTTTCGATCATTTGGTTTTTGACAAATGTATAAATTATTTGAACTTGCGCATATTTTTTCGCGCATTTTGGTTTTCACTTTTGCAGCAATAACAGGGCTTTACGCTTATTGCGTATATCCCCACGTTAATTGCAAGCCTTTAAGAAGTAAGTACGGCCTGCAATTAACAAGCGCTATAATCAAAAAGGCTTTATTGAGTTTTTTGAGACCATCAATTAAGCATTGTTTGATATTTAAAATAGTTTGGGTGTTTTACAATTTGACCTTTTTCGGTAGTTATGCCTCCGGTTGTCGCACACCCATCACCGGAAAATTTATCAGGGTTCAAGTATCTGCAATAAATGAATCTGTTTTCAAATATTTGATCAATAACAGCATCCATCTGATTTACCTTAACCTTTAGTCCGATTGTTGCTATTATAACTTTATTCATTCGTGTTGTTTCCATTTTTTGAGGGTTGAGAGTTTTTAGAAAAGCCTTTCTAATTATAGCGCCGGAACGTTAATTGCAAGCCTTTAAGAAGTAAGTACGGCCTGCAATTAACATCGGCTATACGCTAATTTTTTTTTGAGAGGTTTGAGGCTCCCATCAACTCAAATTCTGATACCATAGGCTCACGAAACTCTTCTGCCTCATACTTCGATTGTTGCCAAAGGAAAAACTCAGTATCCTGCTCAGGAGAAAGTTCGCCAAGCATATAATCATTCTCTTCGTAAGGTGGTTGACTTGTGCGAAGAATTTGGTTATCCGCCATTAGTTTTGCTTTGTGCTTTTCGGCATCAATTTCATTGTCCCATACAGAATCTAATTCAGTTCTAACTTCGTAGTCTCCGTAAATTTTGGTTATTACATATACTTTCATCGTTATTTTGGTTTTTTGAGTTAATAAAAAGCAGCGTATAGCCGTTCTCCGTTAATTGCAAGCCTTTAAAAAGTAAGTACGGCCTGCAATTAACATCGGCTATAAAAAATAAAACAACTTTAGTTTTTTGAGTTCCCACTATTCGCAAAGATTATAGGCTGACATACAGCCTGGTTCGGTTCCTTCAAACATATCCATCGTTGCATTTCTATCTGCAAGGTATTTTTCAACATCTTCAGCAGTTGCAAACTTTCTATTTGCTTGTGCATATTTCGGAATGTAATCAGGCGGGAAAAATGTATGTCCTACTTTTATTTCAGCATCTTTCAATAATTGCCACTGATCAGGGTGATTTTCAATTATTAATCTGATTGCTTGATGTCTTGACATTATACACGGGAAACAACCTACTCTTTGAAATCCCATGAAATAAAGCGGGTTTGGCTGCATTTCATTATCTCTGATATAATCAATTGTTTGTTGTGCTGACCAGTCAAAAATTGGCCTTACCTTATCAGCATTGTAAGTTTTACACCATTGAATTATATCTTTTTTTCGATAGGTATGTGTTTTCCCGTTCGCTCCGGGCTGAAAGTAATACTTGAAATAAGTACATTGAGCCTCCATTTGCGCCCGACTAAATGATTCCTGAGCCCTTATTCCTTCAATTACAATTACATGATCTGTTTGTTCCAAAACATAATCAATGGCTGGCATAGACTTCAATTCACTTGTGCAGAATCTTGCCTTTGTACTGGGGAATCTTTTTCTTTTGACTGCCAAATCAACAAGTCCATCGTACTTTTTAGATTTGATTGTAACCAACTTCACGCCTAATTGCTGAGTAGTGGTTTTGATATGTTCGTATGTTACCGGATTTTCCCATCCAGTGTCACAAAATACAGCTTCACAATTCAGAGCCCCATATTCCTTTACAGCCCATATCAAACAAGCCTGTGAATCTTTACCGCCTGAGTAAAATATTAAAACTTTCATCGTCTAATGTTTTTTGAGTTTTTTGAGGTAGTTGTTTTACTTCTTATAGCCGTTATCCGTTAATTGCAAGCTGAAACGAAAGAGCCTGCAATTAACATCGGCTATACGTTATGGCTGCCATCCATTCCTATGCGGCGTAAGCCCATCCACAAACTTAAGCTTAGCGGTAAACTCACCGGGCAGGTCCTTTAAAAGTGCGCCGTTGAAGTAAAACCGATAGCGCACAGAGCCATGCTCAAAGATGCTATCGTAATGCCGGGTAGTGGTAACAGTGTAGTCATAAACAAAGCGCTGCACTCCGCATGAGGTGTTGGTTACATCATGTGTCATGGTGTAGCGCAGTGTATCGGCTATGGCTGCCAGGCTGGTTGTATCGGGGGCACTCCACCAGCGCATAACGTAGCTGCTCTGGTATTGGAATATTTCGCGGTAAGCCACATTAACAACATCAACCTGCCCTGGTATTTGCAGGTGCATTGTACCGTAGTAGCGGCCAGTTTTATAGGTTGAGGTATCGCGTGTGCTTTGGAAGGGCGTACCCTTGCGAGGTTCCGGCTCAACAGGCTCATCCACACATGATGCAAGAATGAGGCAGGCAAATATGAGGGTTAGCGTTTTCATGGTTTTAGATTTTTCAATTTTCACTTTTCACTTTTCATTTCCTTCAAGTTCCTTCAGCTGCTTTTTGATTGGCGTATTGAGGTAAGCGTAGAGCGTAGTGCGGCTGATTCTAAAGCGGGGTCGGATAACTTTTCGGTAAACCGAAGACACTGAGTTATCCTCAGTTTTGGCTGCCAGATAGGCATCAACCACGTCCTGCATTTGCATCAGCTTGTTTCTCCTGTTGTACGCCATTCGCGAGGGGGTTTATTGAGTTTGTAATATCAAGCATTTGCAGGGCATTGGCGCGTATTTGAGCCGCCCGGTGCGCAATGTTGCCGCTTTGCAGTTTGGTTGCGTCGTGGGCTATCTGTTTGAGCCCTGCACTCATTAAATCGAAGTACTGCTCAGGTGTTAAGTTGTAGTCGTTCATATTACACGGTTTGTTTGTCTATTTCAGAAATAATGTAAAATGCCAGGTTACTTTCATAAACTGCAAAATGGGCAAACTCGGTATTATCGAGCACGTTGTAAAGGGCGCGGGCTTCGCTCATTTTAAGGCTGATGTTTACCTTTGTAGCTCCGCTGATCATTTTGTTGCGCAGCTTCTCGCTGATAAGGTAAGCCTCATAAAGATCGGCAAGCTCAAACAAGCCCTTTGCCTTTTGCCGGTTAACGTGCATCTGCACAATAACTGCCAGGCTCCGGAGCTGACTGATGGTGAGTTTAAGCTTTACCTTGCGCAGGGCAGCTGTAAGGCTTGACAAAGTATCTGCCGGCATCATGTGTGCGGGGAGCAATTCTCCGCTTGAGGCCTTTTGTATTGAGTATTCTGGTGTGTTTTCGCTCATGTTACAAGTTTTCAAATTCATTATCAAGCCTTCTTGTTTCAGTCAGGAAAAGGTCATAGGCGGACTCTCTTAAATAATTGAAATCATCATCGCCTTCCCTTTTATTCATTTTTTCAATTCTCATGATATTGGCATTAATGGCTTGTTTTGTTTCCAATATTGCTTTTGCGCGTGAGAAAGTTTCTTTTGTCATTTAGCCCTCCTGATATTGATCCGGAAATGATTCAACCAGCTTTGCTATCTTAGCTTCGCACTCCTCTTTGGTTGCATAGCCATGTGAGCCGCCAAACATGCGCCAGCCACCAGCGCCGTTATTTGTCTTTTTTACAATTCGCCATATGCCGCTTTGATTGTATTGAGCGCGAAGAATTTCTTTGATTTTGGCGGTATTCTCTATATGCTCAACCACTCCATTACAGTCGGGCTTTCCCCACTTGCGTTTTTTGTTGATCTCAAGTTTTTGACGGGTAAATGCTATCAAGTTATCCGCACTAAGCCCAAAGTGGAAAGCGGAGTCAAGCAATAGCATAAAGCAATCCGCAAATTCTTCAAAGGCAGCCCTACAATGCAATTCTGAATCTGTATAAGGGGTTGTCTTTATTCCGGATGCCTGAAACTTTTCAACTGCCTCAATCAGCTCTTTAACCTCCTTTGAAAGATGGTGTAAAATTGCCGGGTTTCTCTGCCCCTCTCCAAAGGTTTTATCTGACCACTCGGAAATGTCCTCCATGAGCCTTTGAAGTTTAGCGCTTTGGTGTAAGTCTATCATATTGTTGATTTTTAAAAAATGTATTCTTTAAAAGTTAGTTTCACATCAGCCTTGATGTTGTATTTCTCAAGCTCCTTTACAATTTCAGCCTTTTTAGCCTCAATATCATCAGTGTATATCTCACATTCGATTGTTGCATCTGGCTGCAATTGCAAGGTTATGCGGGTGATGAGTTGTATTTCCATTATGGCTCAGCAGTTATAGTTACCATTACCTGATCATCGTCGCCGTTGGCTTTCAGGTGTATTACATCAATGCGCTTTCCGGTTTCGTTGAGTGCAACTCTGTAATGCTGGTCAGTCGTTGCATTGTTGCCTGTTTTAATATCCTTCATGCGGTAATTGATGCCTCGCAGTATATCGCTGATTTCATCATTCAATACATAAGCATCTTTGCAGGCTGCTCTAACTTCCAGCGCAAGCCTGCCAGGCAAATGTTTTACGGTTGTGTAGGTGATTGAGTGGGTTGCCATGTTTTGAGGGGTTTAATCGTTCCAGATTTCAGAGTTTAAATATGTTTCGGCGTACATTTTGCCTTCGAAACCTCGCTTTAATTCGTACTTGGCAATAAAATAGTAGGCTTTATTGCGCTCCGTTTGGCTCATGCGGTTCCAGCGGGGAAGTGCATTCTTTTTTTTCTTGCTGAGCGGAGGCGGGTTGTAGCGCTTCCAGAACTGATCAAAGGTGATGTCGCTGTTTATTTCGGTAATCTTTGCACTAATGCTTTTTGTGATCAGGTTTTGAAGCTCTGCCAAATCCCTGGGGAGGCTCTTAAGTAAGAATACTTGTTGTTTCTCGCTTAGCTGGGCGCCGGTTGTGTCAAACGATTCAAGCAAATTGAAATCATTAAACACAAATATCACCTCACCCGTAAATGATTCGCTGGTTAATGAATATCGTTTCATACCTTGCTCCTTTTAATGGTTTCGGTAAACTCCTTCAGTTCAAGGTTGCGGGCTATCACCAGCTCAAGCATTGCGCCTTTTGATTGCTGATGATCAGGCAGCTTAAAAACGCCATCGCATTCAATAAGCTTGCTGATGCAAATACGCATCGCCTGGTTCCAGTCCATTCCTTCAGGCACATAATCAATCGGGCTGATGGGCACAAATCCCATTTCTTTAAGCCTCATAGCTGCATTGTTGAACTTGATGCGCACCTCTTCAGGATCGAGGCCGGTAACTGCACCCATGATGTAAATTTTCAGTTTAGACATACTATTAAGATTATTGTTAGTAATTCAACGGCGAATAATGCAAGGAATATTCTGCCGAAATTGATTTCTGATTGCTTCATTTTGTTGATGTTTGCCGCCTGTCCGGGACTCGAACCCGAAACTTTTGCCACATGTGCCCTGGTGAAGGCGGGACTTGCACCCGCTACGGATTACCCGAACTGCCATTTTACGCAGCCCCCAGGCGGTCAGAAAGCGGCTTTAAATGCTGCTGAAATTGAGATCGATGTTCTGATACTCTCCGCTTTCATCCTTCAGCCATACACGGTAATAAACCCGCGAATCTGGCCGCCTTATGCTTTCCTTCAGCAGGTTCATTGCCTCCTGAAACTTTGCGTCTTTCACCTTGCTTTCGTATTTGAGCAAGCCCATAACCTTTTTGCTGTCGAGCTTGCCGCGACTGGTTGAAAAGGCATCATTAACCATTTCTTTTATGAACTCCTGCCGCTCTTCAACATTGTCAGCCAGGAAGCTATCAAACTTCTCTTTACAGGCTTTCATGGTAAGGTCATCGAACTCAATGCGGTCGCTGATCGATACCTCAACCTTTACACTCCGGTCGAAGTTGAAAAGGGTAACATTGCCTTTGCCTATTGTTTCAATTCCTTTTTCGGCCATGAACTGATCAACTATTGCTTCGGTAGCAATCCTTACAGAGTCCTTAAATTCTTTGAGCTTTTTGTTGATAAACATTGCATCTTTCAGCAACCTACCTATTTCGCGCTCGCGCATCAACTCAAGCTTTGTAAGTCTGTTGTAAGGGATGAGAGTTCCTGACTCATCATACCATGATTTTTCTTTTTTTGTCTGAATCATTTTTGTTTTTGTTTTGGTTTATGTGGAAGTACAATTACTGAAATTTGCTTTGTTACGTCAACTTTTCCGCTGCCCTGGCATGTAGGGCATGGTAGAGTCTTTTGTTCGTCGGGTGTAGCAACAAGCAGCTCCCCGGTTCCATAGCAGCCCCGGCAGTTGGCAGTGTATCTGCACAGGTATTTTTTATCGCCAATGGCTTTAACATCATATTTGATTCCCATATCGGTCAGTTTAGCACTATTTCACGTGTGAGCTTTATGCGGTAGTCATGCTTTTCATACTTCGATTCATCGCGGGAAGCGCCGTGCAACCATCGTTTTTGATTCTGAATTTTGTGCATGAGCAGGCTGCGCTTTCTTAAGTTCTCTTCAATGTTTTCAGCCGTAATTGTATTGAGCAGTGCATCAGCATCCTTTGTGGACTTTTCAATAAACTCAATTGCTTTCAGCCTTTCGGGTCCTTCGAGTAGGTTCATTTTTTTGCCTCCTTCGTTACAATGCTGTGCAGCTTGCGCCTGAGCGTTAGTAATTGCTGCTCGCTCATTTCAAAAAGCAGCTTGCCCGCAATTTTATCCTGCATCAGGTAATCATTTACAGCCTTCCAGTTGCCGGGCTGAGCGTAAATGCCCAACGTGTTTAATTGCTTAAGAATGTCGCTCCTGAGCTTGCGCACTGATTCTGATGTGTCGCTTTTCACCTCTGCGCTGAATCTGGTAATTAACTCCTCGAGCTCCTCAAGCGATAGGTCTGCTGTACTGCTCACATTGTACTGGTCGAGTATTACCTCACGGTGGTCATCAATGCCCAGCCTGATCCACAGCGCGCGCAATCGGCGCACTTTTGCTGATTTTACAAGGTTTGTCATATCGGTTATTGTTATTTCAGCGCCGCTATCAAGAACCCTGCGAAGCTCACGCTCTGCGGATGCTCCAATAAAGCCTCCCCGGGGTGATCCGTTAACGCTTATTGTGAGCTGGTTTTGAATCGGATCGTACTGGTAGCTGATCTTTTCCATTGTTGATGTTGATTGATTGTCCATGATATAGCATTGCTTTTTGTTCATCAATTACCAGGGTTCCCCCCGGTACACGGCCACTTATGTTACACGCAAGGCCTTTCACGTGGATAATCACCTTTGCGAGCTTTCGCACAAGCTTTGCGCTCGCGGTGTAAGGTTCATTTCGATCCTCATGCGCTACGAATATCAATAGCTTTGAATCGAAGTCATTAAGCAATTGCCGTAAGGCGCTCCCCTTCAGCTCGTCGTTATAGATTGTCAAATTGTCGAATATCACAACTTCGGGTGATTTCCTTTTGCTGAGCCTGGCTCTGACTTCATGAAGCTCCTCATACTCCATAAAATGAATGTTTGCCCTGGCATCTACACCGATTCGCTGAAGGGTATCCCTTAGCGCCTTTCCGGCTCCCTCCTCCGCACTTATGTAAAGAACTCTGTAATTTTTGCTTAAGGCCCACGCAAGCAGCAGTGATGCCCATGTTTTGCCGTTTTTCTCCTTACCGTAAATTAGCCAGGCGCCATTTGCTTCCACTTCGCCGAGAACGTCTCTCCAAACTCCGTCAATTTCAACTGTTTCATACTGTTTGTCATAAATGTTCCTAACTGTAAGCACCCTTGCCATAATTCGGTATTAGAGGGTTTATTGATTGAGTATAAGAAGGCTCTCCGCGCGCCTGAGTCCGCCAATTACGCCATCGGTAGTGAGGCACTTGCGCACTATGTTGTTAAGGTTACTGGTGTCAGTCATGTTTACAGTCAAAACCTGTGTTATAAGCTTCCTGTAAAATGCCTGTTTATCATCCTTACCTGATGGAACTATTGAAGTGAAGCGCTCAGAATAGCGGCTGAAGAGTTCTTTAAAACCTACCTTTTTACCTTCAATGCCGCGCTCAATCTTTTTGCGCAGTCCATCAGCTCCCATCAAATACCAGCCGCACACGTTTTCGGTAGCATTCCAAAGCTCTTTCAGGTCGAGCAGGGCAGATGAATCAAGGTCTCCGGCCTCGTCAATAATTACAATGGGCTTAGGCAGAAATGAAAGGTAGTACTTAATGTTTTCTTTGATCTCAGCGTATGATCCGGTGTGATCAACGCCAATAGTGCGAGCCATCAGGCGCATAAACAACACCTTTGTTTTTGCCTGTGAGGCATCCACATAAAAGCAGTTCTTAAGGGTACGGCTCAAATACTTAGCTGTATGGGTTTTGCCAATTCCGCACTCATCGGCGCAAATCTTTGCTTTTGCATAATCCTTGCAAAAAGTGATGTCCTCTTCAATAACTCTGAAAACATCAGTTTTAGCGGTTACCCACTTGCGCTGACCTGGCACTACCTGAAGCTCACGTCCCATATTAAGCCACTGAGAGCTTTTGAGCATTCCATCGCGCTTGCCGTTTTTCATGGCATTATACACGGTTGCATTAATACCCCACTGGCGGGCAAATGAAGCCTCGGTTCCGTCATAATTGTTGCGCTGAGACATCAGGGCCTCAACTACAGCATCCTTGAATTCTTTTGTGATTTCCATTGTTTTTGTGTGTTATGGGTGAATTAAAATCTATCTTTCAAACTGGTTACAAATCCGCTTTGAAGCTCATTTGAATCGATTTCAAAAGCCTCTGCCGGTTCAGGCATGATCTCAACTTTTTGATCGGTAACTTGCGGCTGTGTTTTGCGCCCAGGGATTTTAAATTTGTTATTCAGGGTAATCGGGCGATTATCGATTATGGTAACTGGCTCAAGTGCGTTTTTCTGGCGGCGCTGAAACGATTCAATTGTAACCGCATACTTGCTCATGATTTCACGGGCTTCATAATCGGCTTCGGTCATTTCAATAGTGGCACGGTGGTAAACAGGTTTTGCAATGGCTTCGCATACGTAAGTATCCTGAAGGTAGATGAGGGCTTTCAGTATTCCGCCATGGTTGTCATCGAGGTAATAAATATCAACCTGCTCACCTTCTACAATTTTCATCAGGTTTATAAGGCGCTCACCGGTGAATACCTGTGAATCATCACCAAGAACCCACTCACGGTATTGAAATTTCATTAAACCGGCTTTTACCTTAGCCTGTGTTTTGTGTCCCAGATGCCTCAAAAATGATTTATAGTTGGTTGGCTTCAGGTTTGGGTTTTGGCGCTCACAAAATACCTCCCAGCGGGTTTTATCCTTATAAATGCTGTGCGGCATGTTGTTCCATGTTTCAATATCGCCCAGACACTGATCAGCAAGCTTATCATATGGAATCGATTCTGTTTTTTCGGGACCGGCCTGATTTGATTCTGATAAAGCGAAAGGACGTGCAAGCCACTCAGCGTGTTTCTTCTCTAATTGATAGCGCAAAGGATTGTAATAAGCCTCAATACGCTTTCCGCGGGCATTATTGGCCTCAATGCGAACATGCTGAAACATGTAGCCAGGGCGAAGGAAAGTATCTGCAAAACTGCTGTTAAGTGAACTCTCGCACTCTAACTCTGCCGGAAGCTGAAAGCCCCACTCCGCATAATTGCGGATCATCTGGCGGTAAAACTCTAAAATGATACCTTCTTTAGTTTTGCCGTAAACCCAACAGGTAAAAGCCTCTGATCCCAGGTCAATGCCGTTGTAAAACCACATGCGCTGCCCTTTTGCATATTCAAATGGTGGTTGCCTGTCGTCAATCGATATAATTGAGCCAGCCCACTCAGGATGCAGTAAAGAGTGATAAGGAATAGAAGCGCCCATAAGTTTTTGGCGGTCGCCGCTGCGCTTTGCAAATGTGCCTATCCGGCTTTCATACTCATTCAGGTAATTGTAAATCGTTGATCTGCTCAGGGCAGGATATCCAACCGGTGAATACATTTCTCCGGTTTCTCCGTTTATCACTTCAAGGTATCCGGTAATAAAAGCTTCATACTGCCTGCTGATCTCCGCGAAGGTTGGTTTGTTTGACTGGCCGGCAAACATATCGTTGAGCAATTTAACAAGCTCATTCGACGATTTTGAAGCATTTGCGTTGCCGTGCTTTTTCGATACCAGGCTAATATAACTCTGCTGGTGAAATCTGTTGTAAGTTTCAACCCATCGCGGGTAAGCTCCCGGCAGGCTTGCTTCAAGAGCATAACGCTTGCGCATTTCAGGAATAAAGCTTACTGAGTCCTCCCAAATGGTTTGTAAAACTCCGCGGGTACTTCCGCCCTGGCTTATGCGCTGCCTTTCGCGGGCTTCCTTAAGCATTTTGCAGGCGTTCAATAGTGAAGCATTTGCAATGTACTTATCTTTAGCCTCATCGCTCAGGCTTGAGCCATCGTCGAGCCGGTAATCATTATACCAATCAATGGCCATAAAGTCAACCGCAAAGAACTGATCAAGCGGATGCGCTGCCCTGCGAGGATCGTCGAGCTTTTCGCGGATGTTAGCCGGGAGGCTGTCGAATAGAATTAATGACTTATGATTTAAACCGCCTCCGCGCTGTAAGGTTGTAATACCGTATTTGCGTTTTTTGGCTCTGGTGAGAGCTTTCTTTAGTGCCTCATATGACATGAGCTCTGGAATAAGCTCGTCGTATGTTACAACCAAAGTATTATTGTGATATTCGGGCATGGCTATTGATTTATAGTTTCTTCAAACTTTTTTTCAAGCTTTTTACGCTCATTAAGCAAATCAACTATTGCAGCCTTCACCTTATCAACCATTCTACGACGACCAGCGAGTATATCACTTATATAGGCCTCTGAAAAGCCGCTTTTACTTGCTAATGTTGCGCCGTCACCATATTCCAACCTATCTCTTACTTTAAGGTTGTCAGGAAATTTTATACTTGCCTGTTGTTTTGCCATATTTGTGCATTATCTTTGTGAATGTTTAACGAGGCAAATATAGTCTAAATTTAGACTTTCCAACAAAAATGGACAAAATTTTTTCACCAATTAAGGGTAGATTATTTGAATTTCTTGATATTCAAGACATTAAGAAGGAATTATTTTATTAAATTTCAGGTATTTCAGCATCAAATTTTAAGGGAAAGGGCGCTTTTAGTGAGCTTGGTGGAGATAAAATAGCTAAAATATTGACTATTTATCCTCAATTATCGGCAAGGTGGTTGGTTTTGGGGGATGGCGCAATGATCCGCACTTTAGAGCCTGGTCAATTGATGGTTGCAGAAGCTCCAATAAAGTATAAAACTCAGTGCAGCCTATGTATAGAAAAGGAGCGTATAATAATGGCTAAGGATGAACTTATTAAATCACTTAAGCGCGAAATAAATTTAACTTCAGAAAATAGAGGCGATAATAAGCAAACAGGATGATTTTAGTATATAGACGTACTGATTCGGCGAGTGAATTACAGTAAATTACACGCAAATATTACACACACACACGTTTTTTTGTTTAAAGGCAGGCCTCCCGTTGTATAATTCGCTGTAAATGCGATTATTACGCTATGCTATTATTTTTCTATTTGTGTATTATAGGGGTACTTATCGCCCTTTTTTGTGCAATTATGGGGCATTTTATGTACTTATACCCCTTTGAATCGCTATACTTATGACCTATGTTTGTCCATCCAATTGTCCACCCAAATGTCCATCCAATTGGTTTTTAGTCATCAAAGAGCACACACACAGCACTCACATATAACGGCAATATTACCCTGTAAATTGTAAAATAAAAAGGCTTAAAAACCGTATAAATAAAGCTTTTCAGCTATATTTGCAGGGTAATTAAACTAAGGGCTTTTAAAGGCTCTCCAATGGCCTCAAAACTTAAAGGTTTATTAAACCATAATAAACATTTCGTTTTAAACGCATACAGGTCGATTTGTACCGTAATTAATTAACAATCAATGAAAAAGGGGCTTTTTTGGAGAGATAATCTAATTACTTTTTGTTTTACCGGGGATAAAAC